GGTTGAATCAAGATTGGGCGAAGAGGACTACGCCGCTACAGTTGGTGAGTTCTTGCTTAAACACAACGCCAATACGCTGATCATTAACCGGCACAGTACATCAAAATCCGGCATTGCCGCTACCCCGATCGTTCAGCCGCGAGCCGCCATCATTGTGCGCTACGAGCCGGACACTAAATTGATTCAGGTTTTGCGTTCGTCACTTAAAGAATTTTGCGTCAGTAGGCAGATTACGTTCAGCGACTTGCTAGATCGTTTGCACAAGGAGGGTTCCTTTGTTGAATCAACCCGCGCACGTATCGATTCTGGTACGGACATGCAATCTCCGCCTGTTGAAGTGCTGGTGTTTGATGCCGATAAGTTAGGGGTTGCCCCTAGTGGTGGCGATGAAGATTGATGGCGTTACCTATGAGCTCAACTGGCGGGAGTTCCGTATTGGTAGCTCGTTTTTTATTCCCTGTGTGGGCACAACTAAGGGTAAACAACTAGTTGAGCAGAAGATGCGTCGCCTTGGTTACGCGGTAATTGTAAAAATAGTTGTAGAAGATGAGATAAAAGGCTTGCGTGTCTGGCGTAAAAAGAAGTAAACTTGCCGCAACATCCTTGGTTGGTTGTTGTTTGTTGATTGTTATTGATTCCTTGATCTCTCCTTTACCCCGCTAGGGAAACTTAGCGGGGTTTCTTTTTAGTCCAAGTAACTTTCCCCGCTCAGTACGCCACGCATACGCTTATCAATGTATAAGCCGTGATCTGTCTGCGCTGATTTTGTGAAGCGCTCTTTAATCGACCGGTTAAGTGAATCAGCTGGAATCGCAACACTTGGGTTCTTTGCATTAAACTCAAAAATTTTATTAAGCGCTTTTTCAAAACTACTCGCATCATTAGACATAAATGAGATGCCGTACAAGTTAAGAAGGTTTTGGCGCTGTTTAAGCACCTCTTGCTCTCTCCCCTTGACCTGCACGTTGTACCACTGGCGCTCAGCTAGTTCGGATGAGCGGATACCCAGTGATTGCATGAGCAAGTGGAACGGACCCATGTCTTCCATCAATGGGTCACCGCGTAACGTGTTAACTCCCTCGTTAGCATAGCGGGCTGCGACCAATGGGTTCTTGATGAACGCTGGAGAAATCATCTCAAGCGCACGATCAGCATGGCCTTCGTTAAGAAGCTTAGAAGCTTGTGCAACGTTGACAGCAAGTCCCGCTGTGGGACCTAGCAAGTCAACCAAGAATGTTTGCAGAGCCTCGACTTCATCTTGGTTCTTACGGCTGTCACGGAACCACATGTCGTCGAGCTTTACACGGCTGGCGAGGTCAATACCAGCGGCGTTACCCACACCGCGTGTCAGCATCGTGCCAATGTTTTTACCAAACGTTTCGGTTGCCCAGCGCATGAATTCTATTTCAAAATCAAACGGCTCTTCATCGTCATCACCCAAGCCATTGAAAACGGCGTTGATAATGCTGGCTACAATTGAGAAGCCCCAGAGACCAGTTACCCCAGAGAATATGCCCGCCATGCCCATGGTTCCAACAAACCGTGCGCGGGCTTCGCGTCGTTCTTCGGGACTTAAACCCTTGAACATGTTGTAGGCGTTGTGGGCCAAGAAGAATGTCATTTGCTGTGGGAATTGCTTGAACTGCAAGACCACACTAGCCACTGGGTGCTGGAAGTAACGTGGCTTGTTTGCAGCAGAGTAATCAAACATAGAACGATTTGTTACGTCCTTTGCTTCAGCAATAGCTTCATCAAATGCTAGGCTTTGATCTTTGTACCCTTTGCGTTTATCCATAGCCGCACGGAACGCAGACATCGCCATGACCTCGCGGTTAAAGCGCTCAGCGTTGTGGAACAAAGAAGTCAATAATTCCATGGCCCTGTGACGTACACCACCATAGCTTTCTGTTGGTGCCGCAGCTAAACCTGATTGGTCATAGGCCGCAGTGATGTCGATTAGACCATCCGCAACAAAACGGTTGTAAGCTTGCTTGTCACTTTTGCTTAACCCATCATAACGGCTGAGTGTTGGAAATAACACGCGATTATCACGCAGTCGTTCGCCACGCTCTATTCCAAAACCTGTAGAGATGATTTGGCCAGCGGCCTGACGCATGTGACCCAGAGCGTTAAGCGTTGCTTGCGTATAGGACATTCCGGGATTTGCGCGTACGTTCATACCGATGAGCGTTGGCAGACCAATAATCATGCCGCCCAACACGTTGACGATGGCAGATGCGGGTGCTGTCAAATACCATATGAATCCTACGTTGGAGAGCAATGATGGAATTGTGCCAACGTTGGTTGGGTTAAGCATTAACTTAAGACGGCGATCCATCTCGGTTACGTAGTCACTTAGTTCTGTGTTCTCACGCGACAGTTTGACATCGTTTTTTGCGCCAGCATCAAAACGGTCTTTGATTTGCTCACGAGCGGATTGCACGCTAAGAAACAACTCAGGCGCATGCTCAAAGCGTGATAGCTGATACGCCATGTGGAAAGACGATGACGCAAAGTTACGCAAAGCATCTTCTGAGTAACCCGCAATATTGTTACGGTGCATGAACTGTTTGCGAAAGCTGCTCTCAGGTTGGTTTGATAGATACGTTTGATAGATACTATCTTTAAGCTCTTGCGCCTGCATAGTAGCATTAGCGCCTGTAAAGTTCATACCATCGATGGCTTCAAACACATCCTTCAAGAACTCTGACTGGCGGGCGTGGATGTCCATCTGCTCAGCGTACTCGGAGCCTTCTTTTATCACCCAGTCTGGGTTTTGTTTAATGCGCTCGGCCATGTGCATCTCTTTCTGGCCTTGCGTTTCAAACATGTAGTACTCACGATCCTTGCCTGTACCGATTTGATACCAGAAGCGACCGTGACGCATCAATGGGAAATACGGAGTTTTAAGTTTTGATTTTTCAAACTCTGCGCGAATCTCCGCCATGGTCTGCGAGGTGATGCCGGAGTTGGTCATCTTAGAATAATCAGTAGTAGACGGGCCAGCTCTGAGCATGCGGTTGATGTCGTCATCAGAGAACTTAGCGCCGCGTAAAGATTTCAACGTATCCTTAGAGATACCATCCCTTGCAGCCATCAGGTCAGTAATGGTCTGCGCGGACACGCCTTGCTGACGCATCATCATCATGCGCTTTGTTAGCACGTCGCGGTACTCTGAGTATCTTCTTTCGTAGAAGTCACGAGCATCGCGGTAAATTTGCTTGGCAGCTGGGTTAAGTTTTCTCCACTCTTCCATTAGCTCGGGGTGCATCTTGCGGTTGCTAGGCGTTGCCTTGTCTGGGTCTACACCAAGGATCGTAGCGGTATGCATTACCTTTGCAATTAACCTAGACATCTCTGGGTTAGAAGACTGCAAGCGCTCCCAGCGTTTAGAAATATCACCGGACTCTTGTAAAATACCGTTCTTGCGGGCGAGGAACTCTTCGGTCTTTCCAATAAACCGGCGCACCTGTGGAATACGGTTACGCACAAGGTCACTGATCTGACGTAGTGTAAGTGCTCCCAACATAGCCGGTCTAGCACTAGCCGATGCACTGCTAAACACTGTAGGCCAAGTATTTTTAACATCGTTCCACGACTTAGATGTCATTAACTTATTAAGGGCCGTTGGCGTGTTAACTGCGCCGATTGGCACAGTTTTAACCATCTGCGTAGCCATCGCTTTGGGCGTTGACTTGACATCCATGTTGTCGATTGACATGGGGCCAGCAATCATAGCGTCGGTAGCCTTCATAACTTCAACCAACACGTCGCTATCTGTTTCTGACTCTACCTTAAATAACTTCTTGATAGCCGTTGTAAACTCATTCCACAGTGAGTACGGAGCGGCTTTGTAACGAAGTTTTCGCAACTCAATCTGAAAGACTGGGTTCGTCATTGCTTCAGATACAAACTCACTTAAATTTGTTAAACCGTAAATATGATCTGCGCCCAGTTGTGAATTAGACAGCATGCCCTTAGAGTAGTTGTACAACTCAACTAACCGGCTATAGCCTTCTTTGCGAACACCTTGCAACTTCTCTGGGTTGTCAATTAAATTTGATGTAGCCGCATGCAAAGATTCATGGAACAAAAGATGATTATCTAATGCGCCTTCGCGCAGTGTAATGGTATCCGACGCAGGGTCGTACTTACCAAACCAGCTAAATTCTTTATTCATTAACCGCGCGGTTTCAGCAACAATTTGTTGTTGCGACGGGTTAGTAAACGCGGTTTGCAACTCTTCAACCGCCGCTGCAATTTCGTACAAGTCCTTAGACCGTAAGCCGTCAGTCAATTTCTTTTGCTGGGACTCCGGTAAACTTGTACGCACCATTTCGTCCAGTGCGCGAAGTTGGTCTTGCAAAGTTTCTTTAACCCTTGGGTCATTGCTCAAAGATTCAACACTGTACTTGGGAATAACTTTGGTCTTGGCGGTAAGTTTGGCATCCAACAAACGCTGAGCTAAACTCTTGTAATACCCACTAGCTTCCTTGCTTGCAAGAATTTCAAGCGCACCTTTAAGATTGCCATTTTTAAGCAACTGCACAACTGCTGAAGGTAGTTTTGCTTTTTCGGGGATGTTACTTAGATCAACTGGAGTCTCGACAATTGCTTCATCACCTTGAGTCTCTGAATCAAAAATTACTTCGCTGCGGGTGCGTTTCTTAGGCGCACGATTCATTTTTACACCAGAGGTGGTCTCAGCTTTTTTAATTCTTGTTTCTGCGCTAGCAGTTTGGCGGCGTTTGATTTCTGCACGGTACGCGGTAACGGCTTTGTCAAACCTAGCTTCTTCTTCCATGTTAGCGCGTTCGTCGGCTACCATTTCGTTAAGTGTAGCAACTGTCTTAGCGTCTAGATTCTGCTCAATCCAACGTTGGAATTGCTCAGAGTACATACCGCCTTCGCCATAGAAAGTAGTATTGCGACCATACTCAGTTTCTTCTTTTGTCTGCGGCAATGCTTTACGTTCAGCGGGCGTTAATTCTTTAACATCTGCAGCACGCATGTTGTACTTGCGCTCTAAGAACGCGTCCCAGTTTGCAATGTCTTGCGCTAAATCTGCAAGCACAAAGCCAAACGATTTACGTGTTGGGTTTGTAATGTAATTTCTGGCCGCTTCCATTTCTGGCGTAAGCTCACCCTTACTCTCAAACATTTGCTTTAGCGTAATCCATGCCCCGCGCAGTCTGGTATCGCTAATTTTATAGGGCTTGCCTTCTTGTTTCATTGATGGTCTACGCAACAGGTTTGTGGGCGTAGCGGGCGGAGTAACCGCTTTTTTAACTGTGCCCTTAACTTCAGTTACGTATGGCAGCTTAGCAAATGGAATCTTGACGCCTTGCCCACCTAATTTTTCAGCGCCCAAAGAGTTAATAAAACGTTTGATCTGTTCGCTAAACGTTTCAAGCCCGCGACGAGTTGTGAGGTCGGGAAACCCAGATGCTCTTAGCAACTGGGACTGCGTCATTGCACCGGGAGCCTTGAGGAAATCTACCAGCTTCTGAAAGTTGGCTTTGCCGCCTACACGGTCTTCCAAGTGCTTCAGAATATCTTGCATGCCCGGAGTTGTTGTCTCGCCGGGTTTTACAATATCAAAGCCCGCTAACATTTTGTAGATAACGTCTTTTAATGAGACGTGTTTTTGCGCCTCTTCACTACCGGGTTTCGTTGCAGGTTTAACGGAATCTAAAAACTGTTTAATGAATTTAGCTTCTTTGGTTTCAAAGACGTGCTCAGTATCTTCTTCGGGAGCTTTAACCGTTTCTTTTACTTTTCGACGCTGCTCGTCCATTTCGGCTTGCTGCGCAGCTTCTTCGTCGGTAAGGCGTGACTCATCTTTTTTGCCAACTGCAAACGCTTCGTCTTCTTCAATTAACGAAGCAGGCAGTTCACGTTCTTTCTTATCTTCAGCAAGTATTTCGTCCGCTGTTTTCTTAGCTTGTTTCTGTTCTTGCTTTTTGGATTTTTCTTCCTTCTCGGCAGGTTTGCCAAACATGTCCACCTGTTCGGGCGCTACTTTTGTAACAGGCGCTGGCGCTGGCTTGGCGTTTGCCGCTTCAGTCTGAGCTACACGAATCTCTCTGCGCACAGCATTAAGTTCGTTTTGCAACCCTTGCTTAAGGCTACCTTCTGTAGCACCCACGGAGCTACCAATTTTCTGGGTCTCTGCTTTCTCTAAGCGGCCAACAAGATCAGTTTCCCTAGCGGTCAATACGTCCAAACGCTCTTGCGGAGTCATCGTTGGAGATGCAACACCTGCCTGCGCCTTATTGCGCTTTTCGCTTTCAGCTGATTTCTTTTGCCGCGCTTGATAAGCATCAAATGCAGCTTGGTTTTCAAAAGTTAAATTTTCACCTTTACCCTCAAGACCGGCGGTTTGGTCAGAACCAAACACATCAGCCAAGCTCTCAGCCGGTGGGCCTTCTTCCAACGGTTTGTTAAACAGGTTGCCCTGCATAGCTTTGGGCGTACCAGTCTGCTTAGACACTTGATCAATCGCTTCGTCTACCTCAGACACAGCGCTCTGTGTGTACAGCTCAGCAACTTTTTGATAGTTTTTGACAGACTCGCCTTGAGTCATGCCGTAGCGGGCACCAATCTTCTGCGCCCAAGCCGCGTCAAGTTTGCCGCTTGCTAGGTCGTCAAGAAGTTTTTGTTTTCTTTCTTGCAAAAATTTAAGGGCCGCTTCTGGGCTACCCGTGTATGATATTGCAAGTTGTGCGGCGCGAGAGCCGTTGACAAATTTACCAAACAGATTGCCTTGCATGGCAAGGGGCTGACCAACTTGCTCTTGAGATGCCATGGCTGCAAGAATGTCAGAGCCATCAAACATCGGATTCTTAAGCTGCTCGATCAGATTTTTATCGTTAATCAACGCAGCATTTTCATCAACCATTCGGTTGAGGTCACGCACGCCTGCAGCAATCTGCGCGGTCTTCTCTGGTGTTTGGATACCACCGCCCAGCAAAGGTACAAGCTCTTCACGCAGGCTGTTATATGCCTCAGTAAAATCGCTTAATGCAACGGATTTCTTTCCTGCTCCTGTATCAGCGTCTGCAGCATCCTGTCTAGTAGAAACCACTCCATCGGGTTTAGTTTCTCCAGCTCCCGCGGCGGCGCTTCCTGCACCGGGCTTGCTAGCCACGCTAGTGCTTGTTCCACTTGGTTCTGTGATAGGTGGTTCAACATTGCCTTCTCCTTCAAGGTCTTTCTTAATCCAATCGGGTATCTCCCGAATTTGTTTAGTAGGCTCACTTCCTGCCACATAACTACGAGCTCCTCCAACGCCTCCAGTTATTCCACCCATGCCAGCCGCGCCAAGAGACGCCATAGCCGCTGTTTCACCCAAACCGGAAGTCAAATCACGATCAAGACCAGCAGTGCGGGCGGCGATATTCTGCGCAAGACGGCTACCTACTTCTTCAACGTTTTCGCTTGGTAGTTCTTTTAGTGCGCCTGTAACAGCACCGCGCAGTATGCCCTTGCCAGTACGTTCACCAGCAAGTACGCGTTCCAGCGCATCAGCCCCGGGTAAATAGCGGTTGGCTAATACAGATAGTCCATACCCAGCAACACCAGCGGCCCTCGCGTAATTGATTGTTGCCGCCCCAGCTTTTTCGGGCGACATTGTCTTAGATAGTTCTTTGTAAATTTCGTCGTATGTACCAGCACCAATATCTGCGCCTTGCTGAACCGCGCCCGTTTGAACGGCGGCAGCTGCGCCTGATTTAATTGCGGCTTTCTTGGCCTCGGCTTCGGCGGCTTCTTTTGCAGTGCCTTTGGCAAGTTCTTTAGCCAGCGCTCTACCAGAAGTTAACGCAGCTGCGCCGCCGCCTGTAATAACTGAAGGCACAAGTTGCGGAAGTTGTTCCGCAAGAAATGATGTTAGCAGGGCTGGGTCAGTGATTGTCTCGCCCAACGCTGTTTTAAATGCAGCAAGTTGACCTTGCTTTTCTGCCTGCGCTACTTTCTCGGAACGAGCGGCTTCTTTGGCAAGGAGTGCCTTTGACTTTAGACCCTTGGCGTATTCTTCAATATCTTCTCCGGCTCCCAACGCGCCTGTTTTGGAAAAGTCACCTGTAGCTAGACCATAGAGTTGACCGGGGAGTTGAACAAGACTGCCAATACCGCCAAGCCCGGCAGCCCCAATATCTTTTACGGCTTCACCCCAAGTGCGTTCTGGTACACCCTCTTTTTTAGGGGGCGTAGGTTCTTCGCGTTCTTTTCGTGTTTTAAACGGATCAACGATTCCGCCTTTTTGTTGGCTTTTGAATGGGTCAACAATAGGCATAAATTATGTTCCGTAATTTTGTTTGTAGTAGGCTTTGAGTTCCGCGTCACTTACACCGGGATTTGCTGCGCGGGCAGCTGCCAGAAACTGACTTTCTGAAGGCTTCTCAGGTTTAATAGAAGGATACTCTGCTTCGACCTGTTTGACAATCTCATTTCTACGGCGCAGCAAATCAGCCTTAACTTCTGGTTTAATGTTTGGCATCTGAAGTTGTAAGTCAATATTGCCCACACGTGTGGCAATTGCTCTTTCAATCTTGGTAGTGCGGTCAACGTCTTTTTCACGCATTTTACGCAACTCAGATTCATTGAACTGCCGTTTTTTTTCTTCCAGTGCAAGTGCCATATTTGCATTATGCTGACGTGCAGACTGCTCACGGCCTAAACGCTGATCAAGGGCAACCTGTTCACGGCTTCTTGCGTTTTCTTTGTTGGTGAGCAAACTTGTGCCAGACTGCTCAGCTTGACGTTTGTCAGCAAGCATATTTTTAATCTGCTCTTGGCCAGCGGCGGCGGCTTTGTATTTGCCTTCCATCTTAAGCTTAACGACTTCGTCCTTCATATCGTTAATTTCATCAAAGAACTTTAAGTCCTCGGCGTTATAAGCTTTCTTTTGCTCTTCTTTGCCAGTACCGTATTGGTTTATAAGCGTGCCAAGTCCACCGCTCAAGATAGGCTTAGAGGCACGATCAAGACCAGCAACCCAGTCAGGCAAACGCTCGCCTTGGATTTTTCTGAGCATACCTTCGCGCTCCGCAATCCGCGCTTCTCTTGGCTGCAGCAGTTTGTCCAAACCTATAAAGTCTTCTTGACGCTTAGCGCCTTTCTGAAATTCTTGATCCTCATCTCTGCCCATTGCTTTCATGATGCTGTCGCGAATAACAGTTTCCATGGGGTCCATTGCTTCGGGCTTAATAGTGTTAATACCGGGTTTGTTTCCACCGTTACCTCCGCCACCACCTGTGTTGGGTTTAGAATTGGAAGCAGGGGTAATAAGCGGTACATCGTCCGCAACTGGCGAAACTCCAAGCATACGAGGATCAGTCTGACGGCGGAAATTGGGGTCAGTTGGAGACGGCGTTGCAGCAGGTTTAGGTTTAGGTTTAGAAGAAAAGTCAGATTGAAAACCATATCCCGGCGCACTGACAATATGTTTAAGCGCCTCAAGACCAGCACTGCCCGTTATTTTTGGAATAGTGGCAAGTGCGTTACCCATTTGTTCAAGATATGAAGATTTGTTTTCCCGAGGTTCTTCACCCCCTGCTTCTTGAATTGCAGCCGCTAAGCCAGCATCACCGCTCATAGCGCTAAGCATAGGGTTAGCTGCCAAAGCCCGGCGCTGTTCAGGCGACATAGCCTGAAGATCTTGCATAGCTTTTATACTTGCGGCTGTACCGCCCGCAGCTACCGCAAGGGGGAAGGCCGTACCTGCAGCAGTTTGGCTCATAGCCGAAGTAGCGCTTGTACTTGCGGGGTAGATTGGTTTAGTAAGTCCGTGTCGTGCGTTGTCGACCGCCATTTTAAGTGCTTGCGTATATAAAGGAGAGACCGCGCTCGCCAATGTTCCAACAGCCGCAAGTCTTTCTTTACTAGTTTTACCCGTATCTTCTTCATCACGTTGACGTGTAGATGTACGCTGTTCTAAACGGCTTGCAATTTCTTTAGCCACTTTTGGATCTAAAGATTCCTCGTCTGGATCTTCAACTTTACTTCCATTAATACCATCAAACGCGATGATGCCACCGCCAGCATAATGGCGACCAAGGTTAGATATAAGTTGATCTAGACTGCCACCCCTTGCCGCCATTACGGGTTGTTGGGGCATTGCTTGGGCCATTTGAGGCTGGCCTTGCGCACGCATAGCGCCTACTATTTGGCGTAGTTTTTCTGCAACAGATGGCTGCGCCCCACCAGCTTGCATGGCTTGTTGATTCTGCATACCTTGTTGTATTTTGGCAATTTCCTGAAGTGCCATAACTTCTTGCAAGTCTTTAGGCACAGCACCGGGCGGTTGACCTTTGTTGTCCCTTTGGACTTTAGCTTCCAAAGGTTGGGGCGTACCCTTAAACATGTCTACGAGTTGTTCAATACCTGCCATGATGTTTCCTTACAAGCCTAATTGTTGCAGCAAGTCAGCTACGGTTTTATCGCTTTTACCAACCGCTTTTGCCCCGCCAGCCGCGCCCGCCATAATTTCTTGGAGTTTAGTAGGCTGAGCAATGTTATAGCTGGTTGCAGAAACAGGCAGACCTTGGAGCATAGACTGCTGAAACTGTAACATTTCATAAGGGTTTTTGCGAGCCGCTTCAAATGCTGCTTTGTCTGCCGCAACACCTTCGGCTTCGATGTTACGTTGTGCGCCGCCTTGTTGGGCAATAAGATCAGCAAGCGATCTGCCTTGCGTTTGTTCTGTGTTGAACTGTTGCTGAGCTTTATCGTATGCGTTAGCGTAACCCGCGCCTACTGTTCTGTTCATTTCCTGCATCATGTTGCGGTTGTTTTCCGCGTTCATAATGGCGTTACGACCACCACCAAACGCACCTTGCGTGGTCATGCCAGCATTGGTTTTCATGTTGGTGATGTCATTTTGACGACGCAACTCCGCTAGTTGTGGATCAAGCACAGACTGCAAATACGGATTCATGTACTGAGAAGCAATGCCTTGTGGTTGTGTAGGTGTTTCGGATGTAGGCGTGTTACCTCCCATGCCAATAGTAGGCGCTGGATACGCACCTGTTGAACTAAATGACTGCCCAAGGTTGCCGGGAAAAGCTGTGTTTTGCAAACCCGTAAACACCTTATCCTGTAAGCCAGACGCGCCAGCAGTCAGGGGACCCATGTACTGCTGATATGGAGACTCGGACAACGCTTGAGTTTTACCCAGTAAGTTGGACATGTAGTCGCCTGCCCAACTGTTAGGCCCAGTTTCTGTACCGATTACACCAGCACCTACAGCGCTTCCAACACCCGTTGCAGCAGTAGAACCGCCCTCTAAGAAATGCTTAACGGAACCACCCCCTGCGTATGCGTTAGCTAAACCACCGGGCATAAACTTATCGGGGTTAATTTGTTTGCCTTGCTGCTTTGTGCCAGTACGGGCTACACGAATCTTATCCATCATCTGGTAAAGTTTTTTAGCACCAGCATCGGAGTTGCCATTGCCAAGATGGGACACAACATCGGCAGGTACAACAAACTCACCGTGGCTAAGCGCAGCGGGTTGATTTTGTCCAATTTTTGCTGGAATTTTATCGGCCATACCGTCGGTATTTCCTTGTAAGTAATGACCTTTTGCCATATTAATTTCTCCACCTTGCGCAAACTCTAAGTCGCCTAAATTAAAACTGTAGTCATCACCGCCGCCAAAATCAAAATCAGAGTAATCACCGCCGGAACCCATGTCCTCATCCCAGCTAAACGTGGTGTTGTTATCTGTATTGGCGTCAGAATCATCGTAGCCGGTCTGAAAGCTATCTAACTCATTTTGAACTTCGTCATCGGATAGTTCATTTGGTGTTTCAAGTTCGTTTTGATTTGCTGCAACCTGCTCGTCAATACCAGCAAATTCATCTTCACCTGCGTACTCGCCTTCGGGTGTAGTAAGCCCCCCGTTAGTAGTATCAGTTCCACCGCCCCCAATGCTTCTTACGGCATTAGCAACGCCCGCTACGTTGGGAGCTGCGCCTCCTCCACCTCCAGCAGTATTTGTTTTTGTAGCTGTGTTTGTACCGGTTGTATCCGTTTTAGTAGTTGCAGCTGTATTTGTACCGGTTGTATCCGTTTTAGTAGTTGCGCCGGTTTTAGTTGTATCGCCTGTAATTACTCCAACCTTCTTGAGCAAGTCTGTAATGCCCGCTGCATTTGTTTTGCCGCTAAGAATACTGTTAAGTAAAGAAGCAATGCCCGCTGGCCCTGCAACTTTTGCCAGATTACTTAACACAGAGTTACTTTTGTTTGCGTTGGCTGCATTAGCTGCGGCAACAACAGAAGCGGGGGTCATAGCTCCGCCTACGTTTGTAGGCATCGACCCTCTAGGAACATAAGCTACATCACCGTTATAGTTAACACCACCTTGGCCGGGGCGATAGTTTGCTGTTGGTGGTGCAGTCACCATATTACGAACTGCTTGCAGTTGAGGGATACTGCCTTGATATGCTTTCCTAGGGGCATTGGTAAACGCTCCCGTTGCACCAGCTAATGCACCAGCTATACCGCCAGCATTGGTTAAGTTTAAGGATTTTAAATAATTGGCAAGGCCGCCATTGTTTTGAGTTGGATTTGCAACTGCTGTGTATTTACCGCCAAATGTTGGATCAAATACACTTTCGTTTACCCCATTATCGCCCTCGGGTTGGCCACCGTAATTGACAATACCAAATGGGCTACTGGGTGACGTGTTATACGCAGTTTTAGTGCCGTCGTCGTAGTAGTTCCCAAGTTCGTCTTGAGTTATTGCCATATCAGTTCCTTAACATATGTAACAAGGCATCAACACTGAGATCATCTACGTGCCCGCCATTAAAAAACTCTTGCTCTGAATCCCCACCCGCTGAAGGGGGCACGTAACTGTCGCCAAACAAATCTTTCCCGTAAAGGTCTTTGTAGGATTTTATCTTAGCCAGCTCATCTTTACCACCCATTACGTTAAGCAAATTGGTCTGTTGGTTTTGCTGTTGCTGAGCCATATCGGTAACTGCATCAACAGCGGGGTTCTTAGTTGTAGCAGTGGGTTTAGCTTTTGCTGCAGTTTTTGCTGCCGTTGTTGTATTAGTCCCCGCAAGAATTCCTGCAAGTGTTTTTGCAGCATCTGCGCCAGTGGTTGCGTCAGTGGTAGTCAGTCCATTGGTTGCGCCAGTGTCGGTTAGTCCAGAATTGAGGCTGTTGGTAGTTTTAGTAACTCCAGTGGTTTTAGTTCCAGTAGTTTTAGTCCCAGTAGTTTTAGTCCCAGTAGTTTTAGTCCCAGTGGTTTTAGTTCCACTAGTTTTTATGGTTTTACCTGTACTACCAGTTTTAGTGGTTTTACCCGCGCCGCCAGCATTGCCGCCCGTACCGCCGCTAGTTGTAGTTTCTTCTTCGTTGTCTTCGTCCGTACCTTCTTCGGTATCCTCGCCAATACCCTCGCCGGTATCAGCACTTTCTTCATCACCAGCACTTACAAAATCTTCAAGCCCAGTCAAATCACCGTACCCGCCAGTAACTAAATTCATAATGTCATCGTTGCTTAGACCGCTATCTTTTAGGTCATCAATACTGTTGATTCCGATAGACTTTAAAAAATTATCGGTACTTTCGGCATCAGTACTTGTAAAACCTTCACCACCGGGCCGGAAGTAACCTTCTTCAAAGTCAGCGCTGTTAGGGCCATCAACGCCCCCACTTCCGGATACCAAGCCACTGCCAAGTAACAATTTAACTGGGTCAACTCCTTGCCCGCCGCTGCCCACAAACTGTTTAGCTGCATTAGCGGCTATCTTGGTACCTGTGTCACCTAGTAAATCAGTAATGCCTTCTGCGCCAGATACAAAGTTACCCGCCTGACCGCCAAGGTACGACAGGGCCGCAGATTTAAGAATATCTTCTGGGGATTTACCCATCGCCGCATTTAACGCAGCTGTTCCCAAAGGACCACCAAAGTAAGCCGCGCCCGCTTGAGCAATAGCACCAAGCAGTGGATCACCAGCAAGGAGATTTACCAGATCGTTAGAAGATGCGCCTCTTGTGTAAAAGACTGGAGTGCCATCGGGTTTGAACTGCACGCCGTAGCCGGTGTTTCCCTTGCCAGCATACGTACCACCAAAGAAATCACCAGTCTGACGTTCGCCATATGTATTGGCTAGTTCTTGGCCTGTTTTTTTGTTACCAAATGCGGTAACGGTTTGCTCAGGCACTGTGACCATCGAGCCTTCTTGACTTTCACCCCCCGGCTGATATTCTTCATGCGCGGGAATAACTTTCTCAATCTTGCCAAAATCTTTAATATTGGTAATTCCAGCATCAGCCAGAATCCTAGCCATATCCGCAGCGTTCTTTTCTGCTGAACCAAAGCCTTCACCCGACCATTTAGACGTTAAGTTCTGCCCAAGAATTTGTTGGGTTAAAGTATCTGCAACGCTAGGTGTAGTTGGTTTAGGGGGGCTAGCAACAATATTAGCTAGTTCTTCAGGCGTAGTATTCTCATAATCGCCTTGCCCGCCATAATCGTAATCTAATGCCATATTTGAACCTTATGCTAATGCAGACACAAATGTTGCAGTAAGAATGATGGATGGGGCTGCTGGGTGGTCGGGTGCTGTACCGGGTGGATAAGTGCCCGCTACGGTATCTCCAGAATCTGAAGCCATCATTAATTGAATATTATCACCAGCGTTTACAGCTATAACTAAATTCCAAGCCACAATACTAGCGCCCAATTTAGTTCCGGGGCCAGTAGGAACGGTCGCAATTCCAGCTGAATACGAAATGTCAACACCATTTTGCCTAAACCAAAGGGTTACGTTATCTATTGAACTTTTACCATTTAAAAGCTGGATGCTAAACTGAACGTTGTAGTACCCAGCAGTAGAAAAAACAATTTTGCTGTTATCTGTGGAGTTTATAGATACCCCATTGCTAGCATCTGTTGTATCAAATGGTATAGCTAAAGCCGTGGTCGCAGAGGGCACTGCCTGAGCTTCTGTTACATAAACGCCCGCAGTATGTGAAGCGCCTGATGAACCGTACTGTGACCTCGTAATGCCCGTAAATGTAGTGGCAGTTTTTCCTGTGTAGCTAATTAATTCTTTCTCAATAATAAGAGTTCCAGCAGAGGCAAAGTTAGCAGTTGAAGCAACAACAATAGCCGCAGTTGAACCTGAATTTGGTATGGTGTTAGTTAAAGTTGTGTACCCGTCTTGATGAAACGCGCCATAAGGCACACGTAATCCTGACGTATCCGTTGCCGTTGTTAACTGTTTAACAAGGTTGTCAATCTGATTAAAATACAAACGCAACACATTATTCTGCTGCTCATGGTATTTAGGGTCGTAGGTATATGGCGCTAACGGCAAGTTAGGCGCGACAAAGTCCGTGATAACGTAATCAGATGTAACAACGTAGGTCATCGTCTGCCATCCGGTTTAATGTCAATACGAGTTGTACCCAACTGCCAAGCACTGCCCAAATCATTTGACGAGGCTTTAAGAATCAATTGACGACCACGGATACGTGTGTTGACTTGCCCCGTAAAGCCTTCAGTAATAAGGTATGACGCACCCGTCAGTTGAGTTACGCCAGCAGCAACCGCAGTCCCTGTACCAGAACCTGAGTTCTGCATGGGGTAAAGAGTTAATGTTAACTGGGCAGGGGATGCTCCGTTAGAGCCGGAGAAGCTTAAGTCAGGCAACATACGCCAGATAAAACCAAACTTATCGCCATCATCAATGTCAAACTCAGATGAAGAAATGTAAGCTGTAATAGCCGCAGGAGTTCCGGTAGAGTTATCGTCATTGCCATTTTCATGGTCAACAAGATTACCCGAAGTTGTACTAGATGTATAAGTGGCCCCAATTGGATAATTACGCAAGCCAGAATCCAACCATGCCGTCCTAGATAAAGTACCGTAATACCACACACCCTTGCCGTCGTTCTCAATGTAGTTGTAGATAACGTACTTATCAATGATTGTGCTGTTGGCAGAACAGTAGAACCACCAGACTTCATTAAATCCTTCGTTAGTCCCGGCAAAAACCTGCGCTGATTGCGATAGATTAATGTCTTGATAAATGAATTTACGCAGATCACAGTTTAAAGTCTGAAGACGACCGTCATACACATAGAACTTATCAATACCCATCCAGTACACGCGACCTGAAGCTAATACTGCGGCGTTCTGTCCCATGATAGAAATGTTATCGCCCAAGAGTTGTGTCTGCCAAACCACGGGTGGGCCAAGGTATTGGAATGAATACAACGATGCGTCAGTAAAGACTACAAGTTCTTGACGGGTTTGCACAGCCGCCACAATGGTTGAACCATGTGATAGTTGAACACTGCCCGCTTGGTTTGTAGCAGCGGGATACCATACTAGTGGGTTC